GTCATGGAGTCACCGCCGCTACGAGCAGGAGATCCGCGCGGCGGTGACTCCATGACCATCGCGCTTCGCAGCTATCAGCAGCGCGGCGTCGAGCAGCTCCGCACGCTCGTACTTCAAGGGCGCAAGCGAATCGTGCTCACGCTTCCCACGGGCGGGGGCAAGACGCCGCTCGCCGCCCACATCATCCACAGCGCGCGCACGAACTTCGACGGACGCGTGCTGTTCGTGGCCCCGTGGGTCCAGCTCATCGAGCAGGCCGTCGTGCAGCTGGCTCGATGGGGCATCACCGACGTCGGCGTGCTGCGGGGCGACGACAAGCGCACCAACCCCGCGGCGCCGGTACAGGTGGCGAGCCGCGAAACGCTGCGCAGGCGCGAACGGCCCGAGGCGGACATTGTCCTCATCGACGAGTGTCACCGGGCTCCTGAGAGCATCGTCGACGCGTATTGGAACAGCACCATCATCGGCCTGTCCGCGACCCCGGTCGGGTTGAAGGGCGTGTTCGAGGACGTCGTGGTCGCCGGTACGTACGCCGAGCTGATCGCCGGCGGGTTTCTCGCCGAGCCGACCGTGTTCGGCACCAAGCGCAAGGTCGACCTGTCCGGCGTTCGGTCGGTCGGCGGCGACTATCAGCAGGCCGAGCTCGAGAGCGCGATGATGGACAGCGCCATCGTCGGCGACGTCATCGAGGGCTACCTCGAGCGCGGCAAGGGGCACAAGGCCGTGTGTTTCGCGGCGGGTGTCGCCCACAGCCAGGCGCTCGCCGAGAGGTTCCGCGCCGCGGGCATCCCCGCCGAGCACATCGACGGCACGACGCCGATGGACGAGCGGGCGGCGGTGCTGGCGCGCCTTGAATCGGGAGAGACGCGCGTCGTTTGCAACATGGGAGTCCTGACCGAAGGCTGGGACCAGCCCTCGGTGCGGTGCTGCATCCTGGCGCGGCCGACCAAGTCCCTTGCGCTCTACAAGCAGATGGTGGGGCGGGTGCTGCGTCCTCACCCGTCGGGGGACCCGATTGTCCTCGACCACGCAGGCAACGTGCTTCGCCATGGGATGCCGCACGACGACATCGAGTGGCTCCTCAGCGACGCGCGGCCGACCCGAAAGGCAGGTGTGCGCGAGTGCGGACAGTGCTTCGCGGTCCTCGAGGCGGGCACGCCGAAGTGCCCTCACTGCGCGTTCGTGTTCGAGGTCGCCGAGCGCAAGCCGGTGGTGGAGGTCGCGGGCTCGATGGAGCGAATCACCGCGGTCGACCACAAGCGGCGCTACTTCGACGAGCAGATCGCCAACGCGTCGCTGCGAGGCTTCAAGCCTGGGTTTGCGTCGGCGAAGTTCAAGGAGAAGTTTGGCGCTTGGCCGCCGTTTGCGTGGACGGCTGCGGCGAAGGCGCGGTTTGCGCACGACCCGGAGTGGCAGCGTCGCCAAACCGAGCGGGCCAAGGAAAAGGCGTTCTGGGAAGAAGTCAACGCAAGGCAGGCCGCCAAGCAGGCCGCGTCTGCCGAAGACGAGCCTCCCGCGGTGTACGAGCCGGTCGACGACGCGGACTTCTGGTCTTGGTTGGAGCAGCACGGGGTCACCGAATGACCTGGGAGGTCTTCGACGCCCGCGTCGACGCGGGGGTGTGTCGCGCGTGCGGCAAGGCGCCAGTGGTCCACAACCTCACGCATTGCGCCTGCTGTCGCGCGAGGGTCAATGCCCGCATGCGCGCAGGTGGATCGTCACTCTCCACCTTGCGCTACTGCAGCGAGTGCGGTCGCCGAGGCCACAACCGGCGAACGTGTCCGCAGGGGGCGACGCCATGACGGAGCTCGACCTGCAGCGGGAGCTTTTGATCGCCGCCCCGCGGGAGCTTCCGACGTTGCGGCTGTTCCGGCGGAACATCGTCAACGCGACCTCGGCGTTCGGGGTTCGCATGCGCGCGGGCATCAAGGGCCAATGCGACCTGTACGGCGTGGTCCGTGGTGGGAGGCACCTGGAGGTCGAGCTCAAGAGCGCGACGGGGTCGCTGCGCGCCGAGCAGAAGGCCTGGCGCGCGTGGTGTGTGCAGTGGGGAGTGCCGTACGCCCTACTCGAAGGTTCGAAACTGGAAACGACAGAAGAAACGGTGAGCCGATGGCTGAGCGAGCTGCGAGCGTTCCTGTGATTGCCTGGAACATCGACCACAACACAACGCCGCTCGATGCGGCGCTGCAGTTGGCGCGCGCTGGGCTGAAACCGGTGTTCTGCCAACCGCGCGAGAAGCGCCCCATCCTGGCGGGGTGGCAGAAGATCGCCACCTGCGACGAGGTCGCAATTCGCGACATGTACGCGCGGCTTCGGGTCGACGACCCGAACGTGGGGGTCGTCCTGGGCGACACGGACGCGCACGGCTACCTGATCGCCGTCGACGTCGACGACGTCGGGCGCCTCGAGGTCCTCACGCGCGAGCTCGGGCCGCTGCCTGGGACGCTCAGCGGCAGAAGCCCCAGGGGTCGGCGCCTGTTCTGCCGGATGCCCGAGAACGTCGACACGACGAAGCTGCGCAACGTCGCCGGCCTGCTGGGCAAACCGGGGGTCGACGTGAAGGTCGCCGGCGGCCAAGTCATCGTCGGGCCTTCGATTCACCCGGAGCTCGACGCCGAGGGGCGCGAACAGCGCTACGCGTGGGACTACCCGCTGGAGCCGATCGCAGAGCTGCCGGCCGAGTGGGCGCAGGCGCTGATGCCGGCACCGGAAGTGCCGACGTGGGCGAGGGCGTACACACCCAAGACGATGCGCGAGGACCGGTCGGCGCGTCAGCGGGCCGAGCGTTACCTCGAGCGCGCCGTCCTCGCCGAGGCGCGGTTTATCGCCCAGGCGCGGGAGGGGATGCGCAACGTGACGTTGCATCGGGCGCTCTGCCGGCTGCTTCCGCTCGCGCACGGGTGCATGGTTGCCAGCGGTCCGAGCTTCGTCCGCCGCGAGCTCACGAGCGCGGCGAGGGCTTGCAGCCTGCCCGAAACGGAGATCGACCGGACGGTCGCGAGCGCCGAGCGCTGGGTGTCCGCTTCGGGGGCGATTCGGGTGCCGCCGGAGCCGCAGCCGCGCGCGCAGGCGCAGGCGCATGTCGCGCCAGTGGTCGACATCGTGACCCGCGCGGAGCGGCCGGTCGTCGTAACAGGCGGCGGCTCGGAGGGTTCGGTCGACTTCATCAAGGACCCGCGCACGAGGCAGCCGGCGGCCATCCCCGAGAACATCGCGCGGATGCTCGAGCAGGATCCGGCGTGGTTGGGAGGGCCGAAGCACGACCGCTACTCGCTTCTGACGCGCTGGTCGGCGGGCTTGCCCCAGTGCGTCGCGAAGTACGCGCGGCTCGAGCGGGAGATTGTCTCGGCCGACTACGGGTCGATCCAGGCGTACGCGCTCGCGGTCCACGAGCTGGCGGTCGGCCATGAGACCGTCGAGCGCGGGGCTCGGATGGCGGCCGTGCGCAACCCCTTCGACGCGCTGCAGGAGTGGATTGCCGCCCTGCCCGCCTGGGACGGCGTGCGGCGGCTCGACACGTGGCTTTCGACCTACCTTGGTTGCCCCGACACGCCTTACCACCGCGTGACCGGGCGCGCCTGGCTGCGCGCGGCCATGGCGAGGGCGAAGCAGCCGGGGCTGCTCGTGGACATCGTGCCGGTGCTCCAAGGGACGCAGAAGGCCGGCAAGAACCGGGCGATCGAGATTCTGTTCGGCGGGGGCCCCGCTTGCGCGCCCTGGACGGCCACGCTGGGCGTTTGGAAGCCCGACCACGCCGACACCAAGCGGCTCGCCTGCTCGCGGTGGATCCTGCACGACGACGAGTTTTCCGCCCGCGAGGCGAAGCAGGTGGACAGCTTGAAGAGCTGGGTCTCGGTGACCTTCGAACAGTGGGTCGCGAAGTACTCGAACGACGTCGGCGTGTTGCCGCGCCGCGCGCTGCTCGTGTGCTCGGTCAACCAGGACCAGTTTCTCGCCGACCCGACCGGAGCTCGTCGCTGGATGGTCTGGCGGGTGGGCGCCATTGACCACGGCGCCCTCGAGCGGGACCGGTTGCAACTGCTCTCAGAAGCCGCGCTGAGCGACGATTGGCGCGAGGGGCTGGACGACGTCGCCGACGCGCAGCGGGAGATTGCGGAGGAGGCCAGCGCCGAAGACGGCCTTGAAGACATCTTGCGCGGGCTTCAACGCACGGGGCAGTGGGACCGGCCCCTCACCGGGGCCGAGCTGGCGACGCTGGTCGGGCTGCCTCCCGAGAAGCAGGACCGAGGGTGGACGACTCGTTTGGGGATGGCGGTGCGGGCTGTCGCGGGCCAGGTGGCCCGAGTGCGAAAAGGTGGCCCGGGCAAGGTTCGCTTGTATTTCCCAACAGTTAGCGGTGATTGAGGGGTGGGCCGCGGGCCACCTGGGCCGCAGCTCCCATACAGGCGTGCGCGGGCGCGCACATCGCGTGTGTGCGCGCACCTGCGCGTGTCTCTCTTTTTTTATTCTTCTCTTTTTAGAGAAGAAAAGGTGGCCCAGGTGGGGCAGACCGCGAAAAACACGGTGGGCCGAGTGGTGGGCCGGGTTGGGCCACCTTTGCAGGGTGGCCCAGTTGTTACGGGTTTGCGCAGTGGAGCGTGATAGCTCGATGGCCGTCGGCCGGCGTTGTGAGCACGACCTGCGATTGCTCGTGCTGCCCGCGGCGCGAGGGGTTGCAGCTGACGGCGACCATGACGCTGTACCCTTCCGCAGTGTCGCACCGGAGCGCACCGGCCACGAATGGACCCTGCATGCTTGCTTCGGAAGAGCATTCCCAGCCGATCAGCGGCCTGAACCGCGTGGGCGCGTCAGACGTCACCGTTTTGGTGACGACGTCTGCGTTGGGTGCAATGCGGGTGATTTCGAGCCAGATGCGAGTGCTCGGGGACGAGGGCTTGTCTGCTGCCGACGCCGCCGAAACGAACAGCAGCGCGCCCCCTGCAACGTGAATCCAATGGCGTCCCATGTGTGGTGCCTCCCTTGGCCAAGGGTACGGCGCCGAAGGGGGATGGTCCATCCGCTCCAACGTGATAGGCTTGGGCTGTCACGCGCGCGCGCGTGGATAGGCCATGGCTCACAGCGTGCGACGAGAGCTCGAATGGCTGGAGCGCAAGCTCCGCAACCAGGCGAAGGCTGTCGGGGTCGGGGTTTCGATGAAGAAGGAATCCACACGGGTACGCGAGCTCGAGCAGCTCGTGCGCGACATGCGGCGAATGAGGTCGGAGGCCGAACAGGCCGAAGACCGCATCGCGGCGTCCCGGCTTGCCACCGTCGAAGTCAACGCGCAGCGGACGCTCGAGCTCATCGCCGACTTGGCCGCCAAGCGTGCGGTGAAGGCCGCACCGAAGGAGGACGCCGGGGAGCACGCGCGGACGATGGCGCGGGTGCTGTCGGCGCTGGACGCCCACCCAGACGCCCTGGAGGCCGTCAGGAGCGCCCTCGCAGCGTCCGAGCACTGATGCGCGGGGAATGGCTCTTCGACCCGTCCAGGTTCGCCAAGGAGGCGCTCGGCGTCCGGCCGGACCCGTGGCAGGACACGGTCCTGCGCAGCACGTCGCGCCGAATGCTGCTGAACTGCTCGAGGCAGGCCGGCAAGTCGACGGTCACCGCCATCCTCGGTTTGCATCACGCCCTTAGCCGGCCGGGGTCGGTGTCGTTGCTCGTGAGCCCTTCGGACCGGCAGAGCGCCGAGCTGTTCCGCAAGGTCGTCGGCTACCTCGAGCGCGTGCCGAGCGCGCCCCGGCGCACCGAGGACAGCGCCCGCAGCCTGCAGCTCGCGAACGGCTCGCGCGTGCTGGCGCTCCCGAGCTCGGCGGACACCATCCGCGGCTTCACGCCGAGCTTGGTCATCGGCGACGAGGCGGCGTTCTTCGAGAGCGACGCGGTCTACGCGGCCGTGCGTCCGATGCTCATCGTCTCGGGCGGGCGGCTGGTCCTGCTCAGCACGCCGAACGGGCGCCGGGGGTTTTTCCACGCGGCCTGGACCGACGAGAGCGGCGACTGGGAACGGCACTCCATCACGGCCGACCAGTGCCCGCGCATTCGGGCCGAAGACCTCGAGCGCGAACGGCGTAGCCTGCCGGCTTGGCTGTTTCGCCAGGAGTACGCCTGCGAGTTCGTGGAGACCGTGGAGAGCTACTTCACGGCGAGCTCCATCCAGTCCGCGCTCGTCGACGATGGGGAGGTGCTCTGGTGAGCGTCGCGCGGTACCTGCTCGGCCTCGACCTCGGCCAGGCCGCCGACTACACGGCCATCGTCGCGCTCGAGCGCAAGCCCGAGGTGACGGGCCACGAGGAGTCTTGGGAGCGCGGTCACCGGATGCTGCGTCCCGAGTATCGGGACAAATACCGCGTGGTCGCCGCCGAACGGCTTCCGTTGCACACGAGCTACTCGGCCATCGTCGACTACGTCGCCAAGCGCGTCGAGCAGCTCCGGGGCGACTGCGAGCTCATCGTCGATGCGACCGGCGTGGGGCGTCCGGTCGTGGACATGCTGGGCGAGCGGGACGTTCCCCTGATTCCCGTGCTCATCACCGGCGGACATGCCGAGACGGTCGACGGGCTTGGCTTCTGGCACGTCCCGAAGGGGTCGCTGGTCGTCCACGTCAACACCGTCCTCGCTGAACAGCGGCTGACGATTCCGCGCGCGCTCGAGCAGCAGGCGCAGCTGGTTCACGAGCTTATGGCGTTTCGCGTGAAGAAGACCAAGACGGGCGGCAACACCATGGAAGCGTGGCGCGAGAGCGACCACGACGACCTGGTTCTCGCGATGGCGCTTGCGTGTTGGTGGGGCGAGACGCACCCGACCGAGGGCGAGCCGTTCGAGCACGCGCCGCGCAAACCCGAAGAGCGCGCCGCCTACGAGTCCGAACGCCTCGAGCGCGCGCGAGACGCGGCGATTGCTAAGAACCTGTCCGACGAATGGTGGCAGCGATAGCCATTCCATCTTTTTAGATGCATCGGTTCTGATGTGCTAATGTGCTTGCACTCCAAAGGAGCGCGCACATGGCAAAGGTCGACACCGGACTTCCGGGCAGCATCAAAACCTCGATGACGTCGGCGCCGGTCAGCAAGACCGGCGGGTCGAACGGCACGCCGGACGGCGGCATCGTCGACAAGGGCGTGCAGGCCAAGGGCGCGAAGCCTGGCACCATCCAGGCCACGGACGCGAGCTCGCACGCGAAGAAGCTCGCGGCTGGCAATCCCGGCGACCTGTCGCGCCTGCTCAACACCGAGAACAAGGGTGGCTGAGAGCGACGCGTTCCGCGCTCCCCTGCCCTTCTGGGAGGAGGGCGACGGTCCGCGCGGGGTGTCGCTGAAGCTCACCCCCGACAACCACGTGTTGATCGAGGTCGGGCACGCGGGAATCGTCCTCGCGCCCGAAGACGCGCGCGAGATGGCCCTTGAGATGACGGCGCTCGCGCGCACGGCGCTGCATCGAAAGCAGGGCAACTGATGCTGCTCCGCGAGGGCCGCGCCGAGGACTTGCCGCTCGTGCTCGACTCGTGGGTGAAGTCCTACGCGGGAAGCAAGTTCGCCGAGTCGATCCGCGCGGCGGGAATCAGTTACGAGCGCTTCCAGGACTTGGTCGCGAAGAACATCCTGGGGCGTTCGTCGACGCAGCTCCGCGTTGCAGTGTGGGACCAGGACGGGGACGACACCGACGCGCCGATCGTCGGGTGGTCTGCGACCGAGGGGTCGGTCGTCCATTACGTGTGGGTGCGCCCTCAGTGGCGCGGGGATGGGCTGAGCAAGACGCTGCTGGGCGAGCAGACGTACACGGCGGCGACGCACAAGACGCGCGCGCTGCCGGCTGGGATTCGCCTCGATTGGATGAGGGTGTGGCCATGAAGACGATTGTCTCGTTTCAAGTGGTGTTGGACAACGCGGTGGTCGACCCCAACGCGGACGTCACGACGTACCGAACGCACTTCGTCGCCGACGAGCGGTTGAAACTCGTCCCGGCGATCGAGCCTGTGACCAAGGTCCCCGGCATCCTGATGCAGGGGGTCAAGCGCCGCGTGTTCGTGCCTTGGAGCAACGTACGCGCGGCCATCGTGGAGTGAGCCATGGCCCAGTACGACGACTCGCAGGGTTCGCGGTGGTGGACGGCCAAGAGCGGTGACTCTCGCCGTCTGCAGTGCGTCCAGACGTACCGGCGTCTCGCGCAAGCGAACGAACCGCGTCGCGAGTCGATGCTGCGCTGGCAGCGCCTCTATCACAATCAGAACCTGTCAACGCTCGGCGTGCCCACGGTTAGCAAGCGCGCAGGCCGTCAGGACATGGGCGGAACGGCGCTCAGCTGGAACGCGATCAAGGCGTGCTGCGACACGTTCACCTCGGAGCTCTGCGACGACGAGGTCAAGGTGACCGTGCTCACGTCGGGCGCGGACTACGAGACGCAGCAGAAGGCGAAGAAGCTCGACGCCTACCTCGACGGGCAGTTCTACGAGCTCAAGCTCCACCACGTCGAGCCGAGCGTCGTGCTCGACGCCTGCATCGCGGGATGTGGCGCGGTCAAGCTGTGGATCGACGGCGACGGCGAGAACGCGAAGCTCGCGCTCGAGCGCGTGTTCCCCTGGGAACTGCTCGTCGACGACGTCGATGGGATGTACGCCCAGCCGCGCTGCATCTGGCAGCGCAAATTCATCGACCGCGACGTGCTGATCGAGATGTTTCCCGAAGAGGAAAACGCGATTCGCCGAGCGACGCGCACGAGCGACGACGCCAAGGAGATCGGCTACCTCACGACGAGCGACCAGCTCTTGGTAATCGAAGCGTGGCACCTGCCGAGCGGTCCCGCAGCCAAGGACGGTCGGCATTTCATCGGGCTCGAGAGCGTCACGCTCGTCGACGAGGAGTACACGCGCGACCGCTTCCCGTTCGTCTTCTACCAGCGCTTTGCGCCGGTCATGGGGTTCTGGGGCTGCGGCCTGGCCGAGGAGCTCGAGCCGATTCAGATCGAGATCAACACGCTGGTCCAGAAGATCCAGAAGGCCCACCACCTTCTCGGCACGAGCAAGTGGTTCGTCCCGTCCCGAGCGAAGGTCGCGACGGGGACGATCACGAACGACATGGGGGACATCATCCGCGGCGACGTCCCGCCGCAAGTGCTCACCCCGCAAACGCTGTCGCCGGAAATCTACCAACACCTGTCGACGCTCTGGGGCAAGGCGTTCGAAGTGACGGGCATTTCCCAGCTTGCCGCGCAGCAGATGGTCCCTGCATCGCTCAAGAGCGGACAGGCTCTCTCGACGTATGCCGATTTGAAGTCCAAGCGGTTCGCGGTGGCGGCCCGCCGGCGTCATGAGTTTCACCTTGAGGTCGCGGAACACATCCGAGACCTGTCGCGCACGATTGCCGACATCAATCCGCAGTACGCGGCCAAGACGTTCAGCAAGCGCGACCTCGACACGGTCCGCTATCTCGACGTCGACCTCGACGACGAGGTCTGTTCGATTCGGTTCTTCCCGACCAACGCGCTCGCGACCGAGCCTGCGCAGCGCATCGAACAGATCCAGGGGATGGCCAACGCCGGATGGATCGACCCCGGAGAAGCCAAGCGCCTGCTCGGGTTTCCCGACTTGGCCGCCTACGAGTCGCTGTCGAATGCGAGCTACGACCTGGTCCAATCGATGATTTCGTCGATGCTCGACCGCGGCGAGTTCGTCGGACCCGAGCCGATGATGGACCTCGGCGACGGGTTGAAGCGGGTGCAGCTCGCTTACCTCAAGGCGAAGATGCAGAAGGTCAGCGAGGAGCGGCTGCAGCTGTTTCGCGACTGGATGGTGCAGGCGCAGGAGCTCCTTTCGCCGCCGCCCCCGCCCGCCCCGCCTGGGCCGCCGCCTGGGGCGGAAGCCCCTGCCGGTACGCCCCCGCCGCCGATGCCTTCCGGCGCGTCTCAAATGCCGCCGCCCCCGCCCGCCGAGGCCTGACCGCACACCACACGAGGGAACATGGAAGAGACCGCAGTCGCGCCCGTAGCGGCGCCCGAACCCGTCACGCCTGCCACCGAAGCCGCGCCGGATGCAGCGGCCGGCGAAGCCGCTGCCGTCGAGGAGGCGCCGCCCCCGCCGGACCCGAAGGCCGAGCGCGCCGCGCGTTTGAACGCGTTCGCGCAGGCCAAGCGCCAGGAGCTCGCGGCCAAGCGCGCGATGGTCGCCGAGCGGACCCGCGTGGAGCAGCTCCGGGCGCAGGCCGCCGCGCCGCCCGAAGAGCTCGCCTGGGCGCGCGCGCTTCGTGAGAAGGCGAAGGCAGACCCGGTCGGCGTGCTCGAGGAGCTCGGCGCGACGACCGAGCAGCTCGTCAAGGCGGCTGTGCTCCGCGGCAGCCCCGAAGAGAAGATCGCCCAGCTGGAACGCAAGCTCGCCGAGCGCGAGGCTCGCGAGTCGCAGCTGGAACAGCAGCGCAGGCAGCTCGAGGCCGAGCGCGGACGGGCGCAAGCGTTCGAGGCGTTCACGGCGACGGCTCGAGGCAACGAGTCACGATGGGAGGCGCTGTCGGCACTCCCTGACGACTACCTGCAAAGCGAGGGCTGGAAAATTGCCCGCGATGCGGCGAAACGTGGATACACGTACAGCGACGAGGAGATCCTCGATTACCTTGAGCAGCGGGAAAAGCCGCGCTATAACAAATTGCGAGAACGGCTATCCGTTTCGGGAACAGGGACCACTGGCCAACGGGATACGGCCAAAGCAGCGCCCTCCAAGACGCTCTCGCACAAGCAGGCGCAGACGGCGTCCTCGACTGCCGACATTTCGCGATTGCCGCGAGATGAGCAGATCAAGGCGCTTGCGGCGCTGTACGACAGCGTCCGCAAGTCGCAGTAGCCCAAGACACTAGTCCGCTTTCGACGGGACATCCGGCCAACGGGATTTCGGCCAAGCGCGCGCTCGATGAGCGCGCCAGCCGCGCAGGCATTTCGCCGCGCGTGCGTGACCGCAATTCCGCACCGGAGTCCCGCAAATGGCGAATCTCGACACGACTGCGTTGTCCGCAGTCCTCAAGCAGAAGTACACTCAGAAGGCCGTCCGCAACCTCTGCTACCCGAAGAACCCGTTCTTCGCGATGGTGCAGAAGCGCACCGACTTCAACGGCAAGAACAAGGTCGTCGCGTTCCAGAACGGCTCGCCGCAGGGCCTCGGCACCAGCATCGCGAACGCGCAGGCTGGCAAGACCGCGTCGGTCTACAACGCCGTGACGGTGACGCGTAACGCGTACTACGTCACCGCGTCGATCACCGGTGAGGCGATCCGCGCCGCCAAGGGCGACACGGGCGCGCTCATCGAAGGCCTCACGCGCGAGGTCGACAACGCGTACTACTCGATCGTCCGTCAGATCAGCGCGGCGCTGTTCCGCAACGGCGGCGGCGCCATCGGGCAGATCAGCTCGGGTTCGACGGTCGGCTCGACGACCATCACGCTCGCGAACGTCGCCGACGTCGTCAACTTCGAAGTCGGCATGAAGCTGTCGGCTTCGGTGGACGACGGCACCGGCGGCGGCGGTCTGCGCAGCTCGGGCGCGGTGGTCACGATCACCGGCATCGACCGCGACCTCGGCACGCTCACCGCGTCGGGCAACTGGTCGACCGGCATCGCTGCCGTGGCGGCTGGCGACTACCTGTTCCGCAACTCGAACGCGGGCTCGGGCACCTCGGACTACAACGCGGTGCTCAAGGGCGTCCCGGCGTGGATTCCCGCGACGGCTCCCGGCGGCTCGGATTCGTTCTTCGGCCTGAACCGCAGCTCGGACGCGACCCGTCTCGCGGGCATCCGCTACAACGGCAACGGCGGCCCGATCGAGGAGACGCTCATCGAGGCGGCGGCTCGCGCGGTCCGCGAGAGCGGCCAGCCGACGCACGTCTGGATGAACCCGCTCGACTGCTCGAACCTCGTCAAGGCGCTCGGCTCGAAGGTCCTCTACGACCGCAGCAAGTCGCTCGACGACCCCGACTTCGCGTTCTCGAGCATCAAGCTCATCGGCCCGGCCGGTGACCTGGAAATCGTCCGCGACCTGAACGTCCCGAAGGGCACGGCGTTTATGACGCAGACGGACGTCTGGTTCCTTGAGTCGGCGGGCGACATGCCGTCGATCCTCGACGACGACGGCCTGACGATCGTCCGTTCGGCCACCTCGGACGACTACGAGGTCCGTATCGGCTACTACGGCCAGCTCGTCTGCGAGGCTCCCGGCTGGAACGTCAACATCACCCTGTGAGGTCGCACCATGGCTAACAGGAACTTTTACCCGTCGTTTTCGTACGGGTTCGGCCGCGTCTACGCGGAATGCCGATTCACCTTCAACGGTACGAGCGCGCCTCTGGCGAGTACCGTCGTCGGCTCGGACCTTCTGACGACGACCACGCCGATCTCCCACTCGACGACGACGCAGATCTACGCGGTCAACTTCAAAGACTCCTTCTACAAGGTCGTCTACGCGAACCTCGACATCCTGCGAACCAGCGGCGCAACCACCGCGGGCGAGTACGTGTCGCTTCAGTCCGTCGCCAACGAGGGCACGGCCACGCCGATCGTAATCACGTTCTACACGTGGAACGCGTCCGGCACGGCTCTCAACGACATCGCGAACACGCGTGACGGCGTGTTCTCCTGCGCGCTGATCAACAGCAGCTCGGGGATGAAGTGAAGGGCAAGCCCGGCCTGGCCATCCTCCTCGGCTCCCCCAAGGGTGGCGAGGAGGACGAGTCCAGCGAGAAGGAATACGACCAGCACACCGAGGACCTCGCGCAGGAGCTGATCGACGCGCTCAAGGATGAAGATCCCAAGGGCGTCGCCGCAGCCATCCACGCGATGGTCATCGCGTGCATGGACGAAGAGTCCGACGAGGACGAGGAGTCCTGACCCATGGCGTCGGCGCAGAGCTTGACCAACATGATCCTCGCGGTTCGTCGTCGGGCGAACATCGAGAGCCAGGTCGGCTTCATCTCCGACGCCGAAATCACGGAGTATCTCAACTATTGCCTGTCCGACCTGTACGACCAACTCGTGCAGGCCGGCGGGCAACCGTGGTACCGCAACAGCTACACCTTCACCGCGGTCAACAACACGAGCGCCTACTCGCTCCCGACGGACTTCTACCGTCTGGTGAGCGTCGACATCGCGCTCGGTGGCGGCCTGGTCATCAGCGCGCGCCCCTACATGGAAGCCGAGCGCAACCGCTTCCGCTGGTACTATCAGGGGTGGTTCGCGGGGCGGCCGGTGTTCTATCGACTGCTCGGCAATCAAATCAATTTCATCCCGACGCCGAGCGGGTCGTATTCGATCACGCTCAACTATTACCCGACGTTTACGAAGCTCGTGAGCGGATCGGACACGTTCGACGGCGTCAACGGGTGGGAGGAGCTCGCGGTGTGGAAGGCCGCGGCCTACTGCAAAGCCAAGGGCGATGAAGACCCCGGCTACTGCGAGGCGCAGGCGGCGAAGCTGCAAGAGCGCATCGACGCGCTCGCGGCGCAGCGCGACGCGGAGAACCCCGAGCGCGTCCACGACGTCACCGTCGACCTATACCCCTGGTATTGAGCCGATGCTCAAGAGCCAGTCGACCATTATCATTACGAACACAGGCGCGGGGACGCAGTCCTCGACGCGTGTGCTCCCGGCGATCGGCGCGACGCGCATGCTCGCGTCGACCGCGAGCGTGTCGGATGCGGCGAGCATTGCGAGACACATCGGCAGCATCCACCGCGAGCTCGACGCGCTCTCGAGCGCCGTGTCGACGCCGCTGCTCGGCTCGGTCGTCGTACAGGGCCTTTCGTTCACGGGCGGGACGGCGCGGTACGTCCAGCACCAGCTCGGGCGAGCTCCGCAAGGGTGGCTGGTCACCCGCGCCAAGACCGCGGCCTGGTCTGGCTACGAGCTCACGCTCGAAACGGGGCGCGACGCCACGAAGGAAATCCGCCTGCAGACGACGACGACGGGGACGTTCGACATTCTCTTCTTCTGAGGGTCCATGGCACTCGAAAAGCAACTGATGGACCTCCCGTTTGCGACGGGCCTGCAGCAGAAGACCGATTCGCGGTCGCTGCAGGTCGGGGCGCAGACGAGCATCGTCAACGGGCAGTGGACCAAGACCGGAGCGCTCCGCAAGCGCCCCGGCTACACGTCCCTCGGCACGGCCACCAACGATGGCAGCGGTGCGACGGTTGGCGCCGCGCGCTCGCTGTTCGACTCGCAGGGCACGCTCGCGCTCGTCGACGGGCAGCGCGTCTGGAACCGCAACGCGGCCGGCTGGGCGCGTGCGGGGCGCGTCAGCGAGGCGATTGCCACGCGCGCCGGCATCACGACGGCCGCGCAGTCGTTCGGCTGCTACGACACCGCGACGGACGGCTCCTACGTCGTGTCGTGCTGGGTCGATGGGACGACGGTCTACGCGCAGGTGAGCGACGCCAACGGCTCGGTCATTGCCAAGCAGGTAGCCGTCAATTCTTCGTTTGCGGCAACCTACTGCAAAGTCCTAATCGTCTCCGGTGTTGCGGTCTTCGTGTACTGGCAGACGGGCGTGCAGCCATACGGCCGCGCAGTCACGCTGTCGACGATGACCTTCGGCGCCGAGACGGCTCTGGACCCGAGCGCGAACACGGTCTCGAACGGAGTGCTCGATGCGGCGCCGATCGTCGGTTCCTCGAGCTGGGTGCTGGCGTTCGCGGGTGGCACCTACATCCGGGTGCTCACGTTGTCGGGTGTGACGTCGACGACCACGACGACGCTGTCGAGCGCCGGCGGGTCGATGGACGCCGGCGCGGCCTCGGTCGTCGGTATCGCGGTGCGCTCGACGAGCGGCGAGACGTGCTGGATTGCCTACACCGGCAAAGCCAACGTCGGCGTCAACGCGAACACCCGGCTCATCGGGCTAGACCCTGCGTCGCTCGTGACGACCTACGCCGACACCCAGCTCGCGACCGAGACGTTCCCCGGTTCGTTCTACCGTGTCACGGTGGAGCGCATCACCTCGAGCACCGGCGTCGTCGCGTGGTCGTACCTCGGAGGCACCAAGACCAACTGGCAGCGCTACCAAACGAGCGCCGCGACGATCAGCCCGCTTGGCGGACTCGGCGTCCAATATTGGTGGGTGCTCGCGTCCAAGGCGTTTTACGTCTCGTCGACGGGGCTCGCGTACGCGCTGCTCGCCTGGCGCAACAACAACTACCCTGGCTCGCTCGCGCTCGTGGAGCTCACGCAATCGGCAGGGGGCTCCGTTCAGGGGCGCCCCGTGGCGTCTGTTGCCCCGCGAATCAGCCAGTACCCATGGAATGCGGCAGGGCCGCGCGTGCCGTCTGTTACGGCTCTTACGAGCTCGCAGTGGATCGTCGCGACGAGCGTGCTGCGGGCCCAAAACAAGGTGGGCCTGGACGTTGCGACGTTCGATTTCGGCGCCGCGCAATGGCAGCCGGCGCAGCTCGGCGCGAACACCTACCTCTCGGGCGGGGTGCCTTCGTGCTTCGACGGCTACCAAAACACCGAGGTCGGGTTTCTTTCGCCTCCCGTCGTGAGCTTCACGGCGAGCGCCGCAGGCGGGTCCATGGCGACGGGGACCTACAACTACCTCGTCGTCTACGAATGGACGCTCCCCAGCGGCGAGCGCAAGCAATCGCGCCCTATCCCCACCGGAGACGTCGCAGTGACGGGCCCCACGGGCTCGGTGACGCTGACCGTTCAGTCGCTGACTGCACTGCTCGAGCAGAGCACCGAGTTTCAGCCGGTCGGCTCGTACCTCAAGCCCGAGGTCGGTATCGCGATATACCGGACAGCCCCGAGCGTCGTCGCGGGCGTCTACTTCCGCATCGTGAGCGACAACTTGCCGTCGTCGCTGCTCAACAACCCGATCACCGCGTCGCTGACGTACACGGACACCGTCGCAGACGCGAACATCACTTCCAACGCGACGATCTACACGACCGGCGCGGTCGGCCAGCCGGTGATGAGCCAGCCGCCGAGCTCTTTCTCCGGCCTAGTCGCGCACGGCAACCGCCTCGTCGGAATCGGCGATGATGGCGTCTCGCTTTGGTTTTCGACCGCCTACGACGGAGGGACGACCGAGCCGCGGTTTGCTGACGAGTTTGTTTTCCAGGTACCAAACAAGGGGAAGATCACCGCACTCGCGTCGATGGACGGCCAACTCGTCGCGTTCAAAAGGAACGGGATCTTCGTGCTCCGCGGCAACGGCCCAAACGAAACGAACACGCAGAGCGACCTGAGCGACCCGATCGAAGTCCCGACCGACGTCGGGCACTCGCAGGACTGGCGTTCGGTCGTGCTGACGCCGAAGGGCGTTCTGTTCGCGTACGGCGCCAAGGTGTATCGGCTCGATCGCGGCCTTTCCGTCGAATACGTCTCGCACCCCGTCGAGGACCTTCTCGCGAGCTACCCGGTTTGCACGTCGGCCGTGCTGATGCCCGGCAACGATGAAGTCCGGTTCACCTGGCGCGTGTCGGCCTCGAGCTCCACGGGCATCGTCGCGGTCTACAACTACCTTCTGGACCGCTGGACGCAGTGGCAGCTGACCGCCGCCAGCGCTGGAGGCGGGGGCACGGTGGCGTCGTCGCACGCCGCCCACGCGACGCGAAGCCTCGGCGACGTCTACTACTGGACGACCGACGGCGGCAGTGTGTACGCCGAGAACCAGAACCTCACCGCCGCGGGCGCCTACCTGGATGGCTCAAGCTGGGTAACCTTCTCGATTTCGACCGCGTGGGCCAAGGCGACAGGTCTGCAGGGCTGGCAGCGGTTCTATCACGCGATGAGCATCGTGGAGATGCTCTCCCCGGCCGACCTCACGATGGCAATCGGCACCGACTACAACGCCACGAGCACGCAATCGAACGTATTTACATGGTCGCAGATTGCGACCTGGACGACGCCCCTCACTCAGTTTTCCACGCATATCGCACAACAGAAAACGCAGTCGATTCGTGTTACACTGAGCGACGCGACGCCGACCGGTGGGACTGTCGGTACGGGGCAAGGCCCCAACTACCTCGGGGTGACTCTTGAGTTTGGCGTCTACGCGGGCGGCGCGCGCCTGCCTCCGACGCAAGGAGCATAAGCGATGCCCGGTGTTTTCGATGCTTCCGGTCCTGGTTGGTTCAATGGCTACAAGAACGCCATCGGCTCCGCCGCGGCCACGCACTTGCAGCAGGACTCGGACATCCTAGACCGGCGCGCAGGTTCGATTTACAGCGCGCAGCAGGACCAGGACGCGCAGGCGAGTCGGCAGATGCAGCTTGCGGCCCTCGCGCAGCAGTACACTGCGGCGCAGGGCAATGGTCCGAGTGCAGCGGCGTCGCAGCAACGCGCGCTGGGCGGCCAAGCGTTGCTCTCGGCCCTCGCGAACCGAAGCATGGGTGGCGCGAGCTCGGGGATGAGCGCAGCCGCGCAGCAGGCGGCCCAGACGCGCGAAGGTGAGATGCAGCAGGCGATGCGCGGGTACGGCGAAGGCACCGGTCAGCTTCGCGGCAGCGAACTCGCGTATCAACAGAACGCCTACAACCTCGGCAACGCGCAGAACCAGATCAATCTGGCGCAGGCCGCGCAGAATCAGGCGTACACGCAAGGCCTTGAACAGCACCAGTACGACACTGGGCTCGCGTGGACAAAGGACGCGCAGGCGCGTCACGGCATGGTGTTGCAGAGGCATCAAGCCGTACAGGAAAAGTACAGAAAGGCACAATCTGCGGCGCTTGCGGGGGCAATAACGCTCGCGACCATGGGCGCCGCTGCGCCAGTGGCCGGCAAGTATAGTGACGCAATCACGGGGGCCTGAGCCATGCCGCTATCCACCGCCGCGCAGGCTGAACAGGATTACTCTCCGAGTGACACGGACTGGCTTGCGAGCCGGTATACTGGCGCTTGGGCAAACTCCGACGCCGACCCGAATCAGTGGGCAGGAGATGCCGACTACGACAAGGCCACGACCGACCGTTGGAAAGCGCTCAACAACTACCAGTTTGAAAATCCAGGTCTTTCGCCCGAACAGCAGGCGTTGCTTGGGCGCGCGAAGTTTCAAAACGACCAGGCGCGACAGCAACAGCAACAGATGTACGACCTCGCCCAAAGCTGGGCGAAGGGCGGCGCGACTCCGCAGCAAGAACAGATGCGCCAGGGGTTCGCGGCGCAGAGCGTCGGCACCAATGCCGTCGCGAACGCGGCGACGGGTGGAGCTCGAGGGCTCATCGCGGCGCGCACCAACGCAGGGATGCAGGGCGCGCAGGACGCGCAGTTCAACGCCCTCGCGCTGCAGCAGCAGAAGGCGCGCGATCAGCAGATGGGGCAACAGATGATGATGCAGGCCGCGAATCAGATGCGGCAGCAGGACATCGAAAACTTCGGCGCTGCGAACCAGTACGCATTGCAAAACGAGCAGGACAGGCTCGCTTGGCAAAAGATGAACGACGCCAACAAGCTGTATTATGGCAACATGCTGGACAACCAATCGCTTGCGATGGCGGGTATTCAGCTCGAGGGAGCCGAGCAGCAGCAACAACTCTCGCTGCAAGACCAAGCGCGCCGCGAGGCTCAAATGCAGGGCGGTCTTTCGGCCGCGGCGGGCGCGTTCGAATACGGGGCGAAAGCGTGGGGCGACAAGAGTGGTGAGCCCGACTCGGGGTCGAGCGGCAAAAATCTCGAAGTCCCCAGCGACGACGAAGGCTCTGGACTGAACAGCTACGGAGTGTGAGCCATGCCGATCGACCGCAACGACCCGCAGCTGCTCGGGTTGTACAATCAGATGTACGGGCAGACCCCGATGGGCGTGCTGCAAGGCATCAACACGCCCGCCCCTGCCCCGGTTCAGGCGCCGTCTCCGACGCCGGGTTCGGTCGTCGTGGCGCCTGCGCCGAAGGGCTCCGCGCTGGCTCCCGGCGTATCGTTCGACGACCTCGCCGCGGGGCGTCTTGCTCCGCCTCCTCCCGCAGCTCCTCCGTCGCCGCCTGCGCCGATCAAGGGCTCGTTTGCGACGCCCGCCGCGCCCACGGGCGCGCCGTCGGCCGACCAGCCACTCTTGACCAGCGTGAACCTGCCGAAGCCGCAGACGGTCACCAGCAAGGCGCGCTACGAGGACCTCGGCGGCCCCGAGCTCCGTCGCATGATGGGCGACGCGGAGAAGGCTCAGGGCGAGGCCGGCGAGCAGCAGCTCGGCGCGGACTTGTCCAAGTCGCTCGCCAAGGCGCAGACCGCCGAGGACTTGGCCGCGCTCTACAACCAGCGCGCCGACCAGGACGTCGCGCAGGAGAAGCGGCGCCAGTCGACGCTGGACTCGTACATGGGACAGCAGCAGCAGCTCATGGACGACGTGCGCAGCGCGAAGGTCGACCCGGATCGCCTGTTTGCGTCTCGAGGTACGGCCGGCAACGTGATGGGAATGCTTGCGGCGGTGCTGAGCGGGTATTTGGCCGGCTGGCGCGGGGGCGAAAACGAGTATTTGAAGCACCTCGACGCGGCAATCAACCGCGACATCGCTGCACAGCAAGAGGCGATCAACGGCAAGAAGACGGCCCTCGCAGAGGGTAAAAACCTCTTCGCTCAGAAGATGCAGCAGTTCGGCGACGAGCGCGTCGCTCATGCCGCGGCAAAGGCCGACCTGATTTCTGCGATTCAGGCCAAGGGCGAGCAGCTCGCGGCAAGCGCAGACACCGAACAAGCGAGATCCAACTGGGCCAAATTCAACGCCGCGCTGCAACAGCAGAAGGCTGAGAACTTCGCGAAGATCAACCGCTGGACTCCTGCTCAATCGCAGACGGTCGGAGGGGTCGACTACAACGCCGTGACCAAGCGCGCGCAAGCCATTAGCGACAAAGCCGCCGAGCTCGGACAGAACATCACGCCGCAGCAGGCTCGCGCGCGTGCGCTGAGCGAGATGGGATACGGAACGTATAACGGCCCCGGCTATGCGAAGATGGACGCTAAAGCTGCCGAAGCGACGGCTGGTGACCCGTTTGCGGGTCTCGGAGCCCCGAAGGCGACGGCGTGGAAGCCGTGGCGGTCGCTGGATGGCAATGCGGCCCACGACGCCGTCCTCGAGCAGAGAGCCGTCAACGTCGGAATCGCGACCGCGCTCGGAGGCGGGAAGTTCACGCCCAAGGCGCAAGCGGCTGCCGAAAAGAGCGGCCTGCTCATTGAGCCCGGAGACGACCAGGACGAGGTCGACCGCAAGATCAAACTTGCAAAGCAGCTCGCGGCGAAAGGCGCATTCAAGCCCGAGACCGACGTTTCAAACCTCGTCGACGTGGACGAGTGATTGATGGACCTCGTCGATCAGAGCGGGCAAATCGTCAGCGTCCCCGACGACAAGGCGCAAGACGCCTACCTGTCGGGGCAGTACGGCGTTGTCTCGCCCAAGGTCGACGTCCGCACTCCTGACGGCAAGCTCGGCAGCGTTGCCGCCGACAATCTGCAGAAGGTCCTGCAGGCTGGCTATCAGCTCGTGCCTCCTGCGCAGGCTACGCAGGAGCGGCTCGAGAAGAAATACGGCAGCGCCGGCGGGACCGCCGTGGCAGGAGCCGAAGGGTTCTTGCGCGGCCTTACGCTCGGAGCATCGGACACGCTCGCCGAGTACGGCGCAGGGTTCGCGGGAGCGGTCAAGGACCTCGCAAGCGGTCAGACCGTCAACGAGTCTCAGACCGCGCAGCAGTGGCAACAAGCGGTCAAGGAGCACCTTCGCAACTACCAGGAAGCGAACAAGGGCACTGCGGTAGGGACGGAGATCGCCGGCGCGATTGCTCCGATCATCCTGAGCGACGGCGGGGCGCTCGCCGCCGAGGGCGGCCTGCAGGGCGCCAAGGCCGGCGTCACCGGCGCGCGCGCGCTCGGCGAAGGTGCGGAGCTCGCGCGCGGCATCCAGACGGGCGCAGAGCTCGCGCAGACCGCGCGGGCGACGGAAGCCACGACCGGGCTCGCCAAGGCCGCCAAGACGTCGCTTGGCGTGCTCGGCGCTCCGAACCGAGCTGTCGCCGCCGTCGGCGACGTCGCCGACCAGCTCGCGACCAGGGCGCTGCAAACGGCGCTTGGCGACGGGTCGACGTCCGGCCTTGCCCGCGCAGCGACCAAGGCGCTCGGCAGTGGAGCTCGAGGCGCGGCCGAGGGCGCCCTCTACGGCGTCGCGCAGAACTTCGACGAGCAGATGCTCGGCGACGAGAAGCTCAACGGCGAGAAGCTCGTGGCGAGTGGCGTTTACGGCGGCCTGCTCGGTCTCGGCGTGGGGAGCGCGCTGTCGGGACTGGGCAGCGCCGTCGAGAAGGTCCCGTCGCTACTCAAGGGGTCGACCTCCGCGGGTGGCAGCGCGTTGCGTGACGCTGCCGAAGTGCAGGGCTTTCGTTCGATGTCCTTGAACCTCAAGGACGTCAAACTGCTTGAAAAAGTCCCCGGAGGCATTCAAGGCGCGGGGCGACAGTTTCTCGACAACGGCCTCATTCAGGCCGGCGACAAGACCGAAACGATGCTCCCGCGCTTTCAAACCGCGCTCGAGGAGAAGGGCGCGCAGCTCGGCGACGTGCGCGCGAAGCTTGAGCAGGTGGGGCTTGGTCCGAAGCTCGACGAAGTCATCGGCAAGCTTTCGCCGTTGCGCCAAGAGCTTGAGAAGCTGCCCAACGCCAGCCGAGGCGCGCGCAAGACCTTCGACGCGCTGCAGGAAGACCTCGTCACCTCGCTGGGCGACAAACCGACGTTTCAGGGGCTCGCCGACTTCAAGACGACGCTCGGCAAGCAGATCAACTGGCGATCGGCGTCGGGCGAGAACGCGGCGAACGACGTCAAAAAAGCGTTTTACGGCGCGTTGCGCGAACACGAACTCGACGCGCTAACGACGCCCGCCGCGAAGAAGGCGCTTGGCGCCGAAGCGACGCGCGACATGCAGCAGACGCTTCTCGATTATCGACGATTGGCGATTGCGACTCGTGGGCTCGAGGACCGCGTCGCCGCGGACGCGCGAAACCGTGTGATTTCCCCCAGCGATTACGGTGTCGGCATCGGCACTGGGGCTGCAGCAATCGCATCAGGTCACCCGGTGGGTGCCCTGCTTGGCGTGGCGTCGAGCCTCGGTCACAAGGTTTTACGCGAGCGGGGCAACTCCACCGCAGCTATCGCGCTCGACAAGATCGCCGACATGGCCGGCATCGCGAAGCGCGTCGACCAGTTCGACACGCGCATCGAGCGCGGCATCGACACGTTCGTCAGCAAAAAGCAGTTCCGTCGAGTCAGCGGCCTGGGCGATAACGTCGCGAGCAACGACAACTACGCCGCCGCAGTGCGTAAGGTGCAGGCCATCGCGGCCGACAAGACCGCGGCGGCCACGGCTGCGCAGCACCACCTGGGAAGCGTCTCGTCGACCGCGCCCAGGACGACGCAGGCCTTCACGAGCACGCTCGAAATCGCCGCGAAGTTTCTGCACAACAAACTGCCCCCTGGGCAGAAGTTCTCGGAGAGCGACCTGCAGCCGCACTTGCACGAGGCGCGCGTGTCGGACGCCGACAAGGCGAAGTTCATGCGTTACGCGCGGGCGGTCGACGACCCGGCGAGCGTGGTCGACGACATGGCCGAAGGAAGGCTCACCCCCGAAGCCGTCGAATCGCTGCGGGCGGTATACCCAGCCATCTACGACCAGATTCGGGCTCAAGCAATCTCTCGTATTGCTGACGAGAAGCATCCGATCAGCTATACTCAGCGCGTCCAAATGGGGATTCTGCTTGGACTGCCAACGGACAAGACGCTCGCGCCGAAGTTCGTTCAGTCCATGCAACAGACGTTCGGAGCCAAAAAGCCCGAACAGGGACCGACCAGCACGCAGGCCGCGCCGAAGCGCAAGCTCGACCTCGCGGACGATCTCAAACTCGCGAATAGGTAATCCCCATGGCTGGACAAACCGAAGCAACGCGGCAGGGCGACTGGATTTCGCCGCCGATGGTAGGCACGGACGGCAAATTCGCGGGCGCGGCCATCGCCGTCACCGCGACGGCCTCATACGTCGACCTGACGACCGTCCCCGCGGTCCCTGCTCAGTGGGGCGGCGTCGCGTCGGGCACGGCCGGCTGGTTGCCTCCTGGCACGACCTACCAGCCGAACGTGCTGGGCGGATACATCGACCTCTACGCGGACGGCGGCGACGTTTACATCGTGACCGGCCCGAGCTCCGCGTCGGTCAGCGGCGCGAACGTCCCCAACCCGGCGACCACAAACACCGTGACCACCGGCGCGCTCACGACGGCCGTCGGCGTGTGCGTGTGCATCCCCGCCGGGACGCGCATGCAGATCAAGCCTTTCTGGGGTCCGTTCATGGCCGCCGGCACCGGCGGCAACTCGGCGCCCGCGGGCGGAACGCAGGGCGCGAACAGCCCGAACCGTTTTCTCGCGTACGTGACCAAGACCGGCGTCACGGCGACGCTGCGCATCTACGGCAACAGCCCGCAGAAGCAGGACTGACCCGTGACTCGCCGCGACGGTGCGAGGATGCAGCGCCGCAACACGGGCGGCGCGGTGCAGTGGTCCCCCAAGGCCCTGTCGGGCCTCACTGCGTGGTACCGCGCGGACATGGGTATCACCATCGCGACCGGCGTGTCGGCCTGGGCCGACCAGAGCGGCACGGGCGACCCGAACAAGAACGCGGTGCAGGCGACGACCACGCGCCAGCCCGCCTACAACGCATCGAACGCGAACTTCGCCGGCAAGCCGACGCTCACGTTCACGGCGGCCAGCGGCCAGAACTTGTTCAGCGGCAACTGGGCCGCGACCGTGGCGCAGCCGCTGACCGCGATTCTCGTCGGGAGCATGCCGATCCCTGCTTCAAACTCGATTGGCCTCGACATGGCGCTCACCGAGTTGTCGCTCGATTCGTGTGCCGCGACGGGCGCGCCGCAAGCGTACGCCGGAACCGTCGTCAACGCGACCGTCGGCAACTTCGCGAACCCGACAGTCTTCGGCGTGGTGTTCAACGGTGCGTCGGGCGCGTACTACGTCAGCCAGAAGACGGGCACGACCGCCAACTTCGGAGCAATCAGTCCGGCAACCGCGACGTGCATTGGCGGCCTGTATTCGGCGCCCGCCAACGTGACCAACAACTGGAACGGGGCAATCGCCGAAGTGATCATCTACAACCGCGCGCTGAGCGCGGGGGAGATGGGCTTGGTTCAACTCTACTGTGGAGCGCGATACGGCATCGCGATCGGCGCATGAAGGCGGCGGTCTTCTCGTCGCTGACGAGCGCGCTCGCGTTCGCGTCGAGCGTCGACGCCGCGCTCGGTTACCCCGAGCCGGGGACGGACATCGGAGGCGGCCAACACGCAGACGGGGCGCAGGCTCAAAGCACGGCCTATTCGTCGGTGATAATCCACCCGACCAAGGCGCTGTGGGCGTACGTCGCCGACGCGGTGACGCTGCCGATCATGGACGCCGCGACGGCGGCGACGGTGGTGGACTTAGACTCGACTTGGTGGCCTGCATCGCAGGCAGCGGGGGGTGCGTGATGGGGATGCTGAACGGTGCGCCGATTACGGGGCTCGACCTCGACGGGATGCCGACCAATGCGGCTATCAAAGTTTTGCACGCGACCGTTTCCAGTCAGCAGGCCCACCTCGAGGCGCTCCACGGGGACATTTCCGAAATCAAGACGATGCTGCGCAGTGGGATCACCACCGCGAAGTTGCTCATCGCGTCCGTACCGGTGATTGCCGCTATCGCGAGCGGCGTCATCTGGGCGCTCATCCACCTCAAGGTGTCCCCATGAAACTCGATTGGCAACACATCACCCTGATCGCCCTTGCGCTCGCAGGCGGCATCGCGTGCGTCTTGAAGCCGGCGGTCGCGCAGTACGTTGGACCGCTCGTCGGCGCCCTGGTGCCGCTCGCGCTCGGCAAGACGCCGCCGGGGGGCGAGTCGTGATCCGCCGCGCGCTCGTGGTGTTGGTTTTGCTCGGCCAGGCCGGGTGTCCGGGTCCGTCCATCGCCCCCGACGTGCGTGCGGCCGAGTGCGTTTCGCATCGCACGGCGCTTGAGCTCGCGTGCGTCGACCAATACGGCACGCGCGCGGAGATCGACGCGTGCCGCGCGAAGGTCAAGGGTGACCATGACTGCGTGATCGCCGACGCAGGAGGGCAGTGATGGAAGAGATCGCCAAGCAAGCAGCCGCGGTCGCGGCGGGGATCGTCGGTTCGTTCTCACCGCTCGGGGGCGTGCTGCTCAAGTGGGCGTCGTCGGTGGCGTTCGAAATTTACGACCTCGAGAAGTCCGGCAAGAGCGGCGTCGAGGCCGCGCAGCACGCCGGCGACCGCGTCGCGGACCTCGTGGAGTCGCTCAAGCTCGGCGCGTGATGGCGCAGTTCCCCTGCCCTCGTTGCGGCGGTGACCCGCCGCTGATTGCGCCGGATCCGTCGTGCGCGGTCTGTCATGGCGTCGCGTACGAACCGCGCGACCCCCGGCCGGCGCACCAGCGCATCGCGGAGACCCATCCGTTGTGGCACTGGTACGCGCTGCTCGCCGTGGGGCTGACGATCGTCGGGAAGGCCGCGTGCTGAACACCGTCGACGTCAGCGGCTGGAACGCCCCGCTCGACTGGTCGCGCGTCGCGGCGGCGGGCATCTCGGTCGCGTGGGTCAAGGCTACCGACGGCGTCGGCAGCCCAGACCCGCGCTACGAACAGCACGCGCGCGGAGCGGCAGACGCGGGGCTCATAGTTGGGAGCTACCACTACCTGCGAATCCGCCACGGACGCCCCCAGGACGCGCGCGCGCAGGTACGCGAGTACTTGTCGCGATGGCACGCGTATTGGCACCTGCGGCCCGTTTTGGACGTCGAGAGCGGCGGCAACGAGGCCGCGACCTCGGACGAGTGGTCGCGCGCGGTCTGCGATGCCGTGGCCGAGGTCGAGCAGTTGGTAGGCGTCAGCCCGGTGATCTACACGTCGCGCGGCGAGTGGGAGGGGCGCGGGCTCGGGTCGCTGACGTCGCTCAATCGCTGCCCGCTGTGGCTCGCGTGCTACGGCGCAACGGCGACGGTGCCGCGTCCGTGGGGCGAGTACGCGCTGTGGCAGTACACGGGCGACGGCGTGATACTGGGCGTGCCGGGCGTGTTCGACCTGTCGCGCGGCGAGTCGCTGGATCGCCTGCGTACGAATCTCGCAACCGCCCCGTAAGTCACCGAATCAGCGTGCGCCATGCGAACGCCGCCACAGCTGAAACTTGTCCGTTTCCAAGGGCGCGCAATCGGTCCATCCTAGCGGCCACCCCATCAGCCACTCGACCCACGTCGGGTTCAGTCTCCCACCAACTGACGCGGAAAGGGTCGGTGTGTTCCTCATCGCCTCGGATGGCGCGTTGAGCTCCTTTGCGTTGTGCGCGGTCGGCGTGGGCCACAGATTGCGATGCGCGGGCCACTTCTGCATCGACGGCGCCATCATGTTCGCTTTGGCGGTCGGCGTGGGCCACATCGCAAACCGCGCCATCGCCCCTAGGGTGGGGCGCAGTTTCGCGCCTGCACTCGCAGATTTGTTGAACCGGCTCCCCGTGTCGATTGTCGTCGGCGTCGGTAGCAACGATCCAGATTCGTTCTCGCAAGTGCGGCGCACCAACATCGGCAGCGGATAGCACTCCCCATTGCGCATCATACCCCAGCGCGGCCAAGTCTCCGAGTACGCGTCCAAGCCCTCGAGAAGTGAGCATTGGGGAGTTTCCCACGAATGCGTAGCGCGGTCGTACGTCGCCAATGATGCGCGCCATGTGTGACCACATTCCGCTTCGCTCGCCGTCAATTCCTGCCCCGCGACCTGCGGAGCTAATGTCTTGGCACGGGAAGCCTCCCGAAACGACGTCAACAACGCCTCGCCACGGTCGTCCGTCAAAAGTTTGGACGTCGTCCCAAACCGGAAACGGCGAGAGGCTGCCGTCGTTCTGCCGTGCGAGTAATACGCTTGCGGCGTAGGGGTCCCACTCAACTGCGCAGACGGTTCGCCATCCGAGCAAGTGTCCGCCGAGAATTCCGCCACCAGCGCCCGCGAATAAAGCCAGCTCATTCACTGTGTCTCCTATGGTCTAAGGCAGCACAACCGCCCCGTAGAGCGCCCCGCAGGCTGGAGGGGGATGATGGCCTGCGGAGCGCACTGCGAGGCGGTTACGGGTCAGAACAGAGCCGTCTGGTGCGCCTTGTCCGCGTGGGTCAGCCGCTCGCGCGCGAGGTCGGCATACACCAGCTCAACGCCCACGACCTCGTCCCAGCCCGCACGCAACGCGCCGATCATCTCGGACCCCGACCCGGCGAACGGGACGAGCAACCGCCGCGGCGTCGAGCGCGCAGGGGGCAGGATGAGCCGCGCGAGGTATTCGATCAGGTCGGTGGGTTTGACGGTCGGGTGTGGGTTGCGGGCGGGTCCGCGTGCGCCTGCGTAGGGGTTGATCCCCGCGCTGCCCTCCAAGCGCCCGGTGCGCACGGCGGCGGATACCTCAGCGCGCGTACGTCGGTCGACCGCACGCCGCGCATCGCTCGCCCCTGCTGTCGTCGCTCATCCCTGCACCACCTTTCGCTGTCCAACCTCGCCCGCCTGCTCGGACGCATCGAGCATCGTCGCAGCTCCGTCAACGACGCCTCGAGGTAGGTCTCCGGCCTGGGCAGCTCGCCGAAGCAGCGCCACCGATACGGCACGGACCAGCTCCAAAACCTCGAAAACGCTTAGTCTTGCCACCACTTCGTAAACCGTAGGTCTCGAGTTCAAGTCTCGAAGGCGGCTCCAAATCTCCAAAAGTTCCGCGGATTTAGTCGATACCTCATCCGTCCCGCGCAGTGGCTTAGTGGCTTGAGCGTGGCTTACGCGGGCAGCCGCCTCGGCAAGCGACCCGGTCGCCTTTGCGTAACGCTCGGTGACGGTGATGCTGGAGTGTCCAAGCATCTCCTTCACGGCCTCCATCGACCACGGCTCGCCGAAGGCGCCCGTCAGCAGCAGCGTCGCGCAGGTGTGTCGCAAGTCGTGCCAGCGAACGTGGCGCCGGATGCCCGCGGCATCGAGCCAGGAGCGCCAGCGTGCGTGGCTGCCGACCGGATGCCCCTTCGCGCGCGCGAGCCCGGTCGCGCTGGTGAACACGATGTCAGACGAGCCAAGGGGCGGCGTCTTTCGGATGCGCAGCCACGCCTTGAGGGCCGACTCCGCAAGCGGCATGAGCGGCACCCGGCGGATCTTCCCGCTCTTCGTCGGCTGCCCCGGAGCTCCGAACCTGACGACGACGTGGGGCTGCTCGCCGCGTAGATGCACGTCCGTCATGCGCAGCGCGAGCATCTCGCCCTGGCGAAGGCCGGTCGTCGCCGCGAACACGACCAGCGGGCGCACGTCCTCGTCGACCGACCAGAACAGCCGCGAGAGTTCGTCCAGGGTCAGCCAGGTCGACGTCTCGTCGGTGCGCCCGGTCTTCTTCACACGGAAGCCCTCGACCGGGTTCGCCTCGACGAGCTCGTCGTCGACGGCTGCGCGGTAGACGGCCCGAAGCAAGTTGACGGCGTTCGTGACCGTCTGGTGCGCCAGCTGCTGCGCGACAAGGCCGCGCGCCCACTCGGCGACGTGCCGGCGCCGGACGTCGGCGAGGTGCCAGGACGCGCACTCCCACGGCCCCACGTACGAGCGCCACCGACGCCGCTCGTCGGCGGTGTTCCGGTAGCCTTCCTTTTCGCGGCGGTCGATGACGCGCTCGCCGTAGTCGAGCAGTTTGGCCGCATCGGTCACGCGCCCCTGCGCCGCGAGCTCGAGGGCCGCCTCGAGCGCGGCGGTCGCCTCGCGCTCGGTCGCGTACGTCCCGAGCGGAGTTCGCGCTGCGTTCGGCAGGCGCGGCCGGTAGACCAGCTCGCCGCCCGCCATCACGCGCTCGATGGTCCCTGTCCCTCGTTTGCGTCGCATCAGATCCCCTTCAGCATCCCTCGCCGCGCGAGCACTTGCCGCGCCTTGGCCCTTGCGAGCTCATCGACGGCGGCACTTGCCAGCGGACGCTCTGCAGGCTGGCCCGCCTGCTCGGCCTCGGCAAGGGCCGCCGCGAGCTCGCGCATCGCCGCTCGGATGCGGGGCGTCACGGGATGACCTTCCCCGTCGCCGGGTCGATCGGTCCTTCGCTCAGCCGCGCCCGAATGCGCTCGATTGCCGGCCGAGCGATGCGCCCGCCAGGGTCGATCGCTGCCTCGTACGTCTGCGTGCTGACCCCAAGCGCCCTGGCTCCGGGCGCGATCACCACGCCGTACCGGAGCACGATCGTCCGGCGCTCCTCCTCGGTGAGCTTCTCGAGCTGATGCCCGCCGACGCGCGCGTAACGGCCCTTCACGGCATCCCCCGCTGCACGGCCGCGAGCATCTCGAGCACCCGCTGCGTGGTCAGCCCCGCGTCGATGGGACTGCGTCCCGTCGCGCGATTCTGCGCGAGCATGTCCTCGATGCGCTGCTGCAGCTCGGCGAGGCCCGAGACCCAGCCGCGCGCGAACGCCGGGTCGACCGCGTCCTTCGCCATCATTCCGCCTCCAACCAGGCCGCGCAGACGGCCATCACTTGCACGAGCTCCGTCGCCATGGCTTCGATGTCCATCATGCCCTCGCCCGAAAAGCCCCGCACCACCGAGCGGCAGTGCGGGGCTGGATCCGTCAGAAGCCCGCTCGCCGGTTGGGCCGAGCTCCCGAGGCCGCGCGCGCAGGCGGCGCGTTGTGTCCGAAATCGAACGGCTCGTCGTCCACGTCGCCGGTCGGCTCGATGGCGTCGTCGAGCTCGTCGACGACCGGAGCGGGCTTGCGCACCGGCTTCGCGGGCGCGGGTGCGGCAGCGGCGGTTCCGCCGATGCGCTTGGCGACCGCCAGCGCTTCGCCGCGCACCTGCGCGCCGAACGTCTTGAGGAAGTTCCGGTCGACCGGCTTCGGCGCCGAACGGAGCGGGTTGACCCACGCGACCTTGACGGCCGTGCGGGACTCGCCGCTGCGGGTCGTGAACGTCTCCTGTTTGCAGTCGACGATGACCTCGTGGGTCAGCGCGCCGGGGAGCTGGTCCCAGTCCTCCCGAGACGTGTCTCCGTCCCAGCCGCAGAGCGCCAGCCCTTCGAACGTGCGCGCACGGGCCTTTTCGGTCAGCCAGCCGTCCCACTCGACGCGCTCGCCAGCGAACTGCCCCTCCACAAGCTCGAACACCACTTTCGCGAGCGGGGTCTGCTTCTCGCCCGCTTGCGTCACCACGGCTTCCACTGCCTTCGCCCTGTACTTTCCTGCCGTCACCATCACGCCACCGCCTTCAGGTTGTTTTCGATCTCACGCAACTTCGACACGTTCGTTCCTGCCTTTTTCAGATAAACCTCGGCCTTCTTCGCCACGTCGTCGCGGCCGATGGCTTCGACGAGCTCGCGGATGCGAGCCCGGAGCACATCGGCGGTCTCGGCGACCCCCAACGCTTCCGCAAAGGTGTCGTACGACAGGGGCAGACGCGCCGGCAGCTGGAAGCCCTCCCGCTGCTTTGCTTCGAACCCTGTCCCGCGCTGCGTGTGCAACACGCGGGCGCCCGTCACGATGCTTCGAGCCTTGCCGTTGTCTTGCTCGTGCAGCGCCAAGTCGTGCTGCGCGAACATGACGAGGTCGGCCCAGTTGTAGGTCGCGGCCCAGACCTGCTTGTTGCACTTGCCCGACCATCCCGAGAAACTCCCGAGCGTCGGGTCGTTGATGGTCCGGGCCGCCGCGTGGGCGATCAGGATGACCATCATGTTGCGCTTGTTGCGAATGTGCTCGAGCAGGCCCAGCCAGACCCGCCACTCGGCGAGGAGCGCTTCGTCCTTGCCCCAGCCCATTGCCTCGAACGAACGCTTGCCGCTCGACTTGACCAAGTGCGCCACGCAATGGGGCTCGACCAAGTCGAGCGTGTCGACGATGAACGTCTTGAACTGGTGCTCGCCGTACGCGACCGCCCTCGTGAGCTCGAGGGCCTGCGTCCACGACTCGACGACGCCGTCGCCAGGAAGGCGCTTGACTCCGCGGATGCGGCGCGCGCCGTCCTCGGCAGCCAGGAGCACCGGCGCCGGCGCGTGGGAGGCAAACGTCGTCTTGCCGACGCCGCCCTCCCCGTAGAGGAGCACCGTCGGGGGCAGGTCCGCCTGCGCATCCGAAGCGCTTGCGATCAACGCGTTGTAATCAGTTCCCATGAGTCACTTCCTTTCGTTCCCTCACTGCAAAATCCTCAATGTTGGCCTCGCCTGCGCAGACCCCGAAGTAGGGGCACAGGCGGCCGTAGCGCTCGCAGGACTGCGGGTTACGCGGCGTCCTGTTCAGTAGTTCGGACTCCCGAATCAGGCGCGCCGTGTGCCACAAGTCGCTCGCGTGCTCGCGCTCGTCGCGCTCGAGGCGCACCAGCGACGCGCGCGCGTAGTGGCGGCTCGGGTCTTCCGCAATCGACTCGCACAGACGAGCAAAGAACTCCTGCTCGGTCTCGTCGTCCGCGCGTTGGTTGGCGTAGAGCCGGCCGTCCTTGGTGTACTTGCGTGCCGCCTCGGGGGTCGCGAGGGCGCGCTTGATCGTCGGCTTGCGGATGACGTCGTAGACGACGCGCTGCACTGCGTGCCCCAGGGCCTGCGCCCCGATGTGGTAGGCGAGCAGCTGCGAGTCGAAGGTGCGCGTGCGCCAATAGGTCGCCCCGACGCCGATGTCCTGGGACGTCGTCTTGTGCTCGATGAGGACGGTCTCCCCGGTCGACTTGTCGACGGCGAGCACGTCGAGCACGCCCTGGAGCTCGTAGGTCTTCGATGCTTTGCCGGTGTCGGGGTTGACGATGGGAGCGCGGAAGCCGAGCTCGGCACCGAGCACCTCGTAGGCCTCGCCCTGCCACCGCGCGTCGTAGCCGATCATCAGGGCCAGGGCCGTGACGTTGCTCTCGCAGGTTGCGCGCCAGTCGCCGCCCAGCCACCACTGTTCGAGCGCGCGGTGAATCAACGATCCGAACGCAAGCGGCTCCTCGGTTTCGGACGGGACGCGGTTCAATCGGTAACGGTAGAAGTGCTCGCGCGAGCAGCGCGTAAACGTCGTCATTTCAGAGTGCGAAATGGCTCTCATGGTCAACCTCGCAAAGATTGAAAACTGGGTCGGTTAGGCGGGCGTGGCGGGTCACCACAACACTTCGCCCTCGGTTACGCGGTCGGCCTGCCCCGCACACGGCGAGCAAATCCATCCGCCGTCGTCTTCCTGCCATCGGGCGCAATAGGCCGGGTCGCCGTAATCGCCGAGGTCGACGAGACACGGATGCCCGCGCGAACACCCACAGCAACGGCACTCAGGCACTGGACACCTTGCGGCACTCGCAGCGCGTCAGCTGGTAGCCGCACGAGTGACACTCGCCTCGAGCTAGGCAGCGCGCGAAGTACGCCGCCTTATACGCGCGCCCCTTGACGAGGCACGCAGGGCACCGGGCACCGGTGCAGGGCGCGGCGCACGAGACGCATTGACCGGCGTCCCGGCGGCGCTTGTAGAGCGCTCGGTAAGACGCGCCGCTCATCCGCGCCCCCGGCAGTACGGGCACCGGAGGGCCGCGTCGTCGCCGCCGCCGGACCCGCCGCACGAGTCGCAATCGCTGCCCGCATCGGTTGCGCAGGACTCGCACAGTCCATCGCAGTCGAGCAGCTCGGGCGACACGTCCTCGCAGTGCAGGCACGTCCGGCACGTCTCGCAGCGGTCGAGCACCAGCGGGCCGTCGGACTCGCCGCACATTTCGCACGACGGCCCGTCGTGGACGGGCGGCACGAAGACACGCTTGCGGCTAGCGCGCAGCACGGAGAAACTCCGCGAGAGTTAGGTACGTCCAGGCGTCCGCCGGTAGTCCCTTGGCCAAACAGGCCCACGACAGACGCACGGCAATCGAGCGCAATCCCTTGGTGTGCAGCGTTCCCATGTCCAACCTCCAACAACGAGGCATAGACTAGGATTCAGAATTCTATCCGTCAAGCTCTGGATCTAGAATTCTGAATCAAGAACGCGTAAAGGCTCGGAAGGCCAGGGAAAGTGGCCAAGACTTTTTTAGGGCGAGAGCGCTTGGTCGACCAACAGGTACTGCAAGAGCCACCAACGTTCGTCGCGCTCCTGGCCTACGAAAATTTGATCGACGCGGTTGATAGTCTCCGCTGCGACGCCGAGCTGCTCCGCGATGCTTCGTGCGCGGTCTCGCCCGAGAGTTTGCGGTAGCGCCACGGGGGCAGCCACGCGGGCGCTAATACCCGTGTATTCCTCGTCATTTGGGTGCTCAAGAGCCCACGCTTCCGCTTCCGCAAACAGCTCCGGAAGCGAGAGCCCGATCATCTCTGCAAACTTCGGAAGATTCTTTCCACCGACCCCCGCTCCGCCCAGCACCTGCGATGGTACCGACGGCGTCATTGCCACACGTTCCGCAAGCCCTTTGAGTGTCGCCCCCTCGCGCTGCATATGCCTCAGACGCGCACGTATGTATCGGCTGACCGCGTTTGTGCGCGAGCTCTCAGACATGGCGGAACCCTTCACAATTCAGAAAACTGCACACGCATGCTTGATCTAGAATTCTGAACGTGCGATTTAGAATTCTATGCATGAGCCCATCACCTGGAGCGCGCTCCTGCGCGCGTACATCGCTCAGAAATCCATGACTCGCGCCGAAGTGGCGCGCGCTCTCGGCGCGTGGCCATCGGCGGTTCACTATTGGTGCCGCGGCGCGAAACCGCGCGATCCGGCCGTCCTGCTGCAAATTCAGCGATGGAGCAAGGGCGCCATCGCTGCGGACGCTCCCGCACAAGACGACGTCGAGCAGCTTGAGGCGTCCGACCTAGGCAAGGAGGCGGCCGGATGAGCATCCGCCCGAGTCTGAGCCACAATTCAGAACTTGCAAAGCTGCGCGGGCGCGCAGTGGCGTACGTTTGCCGCACGCACCCGGTGCGCTGTCCGGCGGACGCCGCGGGGTGCTGGCGCTTTCGCGTCTACGTCGACAGCCTGCGCATCAACAGCGACGGCGCCTACGAGCTGGACAACGTCGAGGTGGGCGCATGAGCCCCGCCGAGCTCGCGGCCTGGTTGCTGTCGTTGCCCGTCGTGCTCGACGGGCATGGTCACCCGATCCCGCGTTCGAGCGAGGTTTCATCTGCCATCGCGGTCGTGGCGCTTGAGCAGAGCTACATCGACGCGCGCGTCATGGCGGCAACGCTTGACGTGCTCGCAGCGCACGAAGGCGCCTATCGCCTGGGCTCTCGAGGCGACCGCGGTCGGAGCTGCGGGACGTTCCAGACGGCGTGCTGGAAGACGCCGATGGACGGCGCCGAGCTCGCCGTGCGCCAGGCGCGACTTGCCGTCGCCGAGTGGCGCCGCGCAGTGGACCGTTGCCCGGAACATCCCGTGTGGGCGTACGCGTCCGGCAAGTGCGCGGCGAGCTGGGTTGCGCGCCGCTACGAGCAGGAGATCCGCGCGGCGGTGACTCCATGACCATCGCGCTTCGCAGCTATCAGCAGCGCGGCGTCGAGCAGCTCCGCACGCTCGTACTTCAAGGGCGCAAGCGAATCGTGCTCA